GGGGATTATTTATGGCTACGAAAGATATTATAAAAGAAATACCGACTGATTTTGATAAGGATCTAGTGTTGACCCCATCAGCACCTGTCCCTTCAGATATAGGATCTGGTTTACCAGCTGTGCTGGAAGATCTAGCTAAGAGGGAACTGGATAAACCAATGACTAGAAGAGAACTTTTCCGTGGAGCTAAAAGAGCAGTACAAATAGGTGGAGGTGCTGCTTTAGATAGAAGTAAAATAGGTGATTGGATTATAGGAGATGATACAATTTCATCTGGAATAGAAGGATTGACAAAAGACTTACTTGGCGTAAATGAAGATGTATCTAAAAAAATGGATGAAATTTATGAGATACTTCCAATAGCAACAAGACAAGATTGGGAGAAGATAAGCAAAGAAATGGGTTCTGATCTTTTAGAAGGTTTAGATTATATGTCAACAGAATTATGGCATCCCCATACAAACGAAGATAGTTGGTCAGAGGCTCATTCTATAGAAGGAGATATTGAAGATATTTTATCAGGGCATTTACATGGACCTATAACAGAAGAAGCTCGTGATAAATTAAATAAAGTATTACCAATAGTAACTTCTTTAAGGGAAACAGTAGATAAAAGAACAGATGTTTTATTTGATTTATATGATCAGATACAACAAGACTATCCTGAAATTTATGATATAGAGCCAGATATATTCTATGATAGTACTGAATCTCGTGCATCACATATACAACATGCAATTACTCAATGGGTTGCTAATAAGACATGGGCTGGGGAAGATGAAGAAATATTAAAAGAATTAATTGAAAAAGGGGAATGGGTGCCAGAAGTATCAGATGTAATAAAAAAAGCAGTTAAAGATTATCCTGAAACTGTTGAAGCAACGCATGGATATGGTTTAAGAAAGAAAAAGGAATCTGAAGAAAAAGCAAGACGATTAATAGAATCAACAGTAGATTTAGCACGAAGATTAGCTGCTCCTCCAACGGGTACACAACCACGAAAACCACCAGTACAGGAATCACGACCAGCACAACCAAAGATACCAGCACCAAGAGCTACAATGGAGCAACCACCAGAACAAGGAAGAGGACTATCAAATATAGCACGTATGTTACCAGCAGTTGGAAAACGATTACCATTTGTAGCACCTGCTGCCGCACTCTTACGTAGCAGACCAGCAGGAGTTGATGCTGATATAGTTCCTCCAGATCCTTTAGGAACAGGTAGAGTATATAGAAATTATCATGATTATAATCCAAGGAATATTTAATGGAATGGTTAATAGCAATGTTTGGAGCTAAAGCATGTTGCATAGGAGCAAGTGGTGTTGGTGGTCTGGCAAACTGGGCGACCAATAGAAAGATATCGTGGAGAGATCTGGGATTAGCTATACTTGTTGGATGGGCAGCAGCAGAATTTTTAATCCCTCCCATTATGAAACAATGGCAACTTGATGTAATGTGGGGTCCAGTAATGGCTTTCTTCATAGGCTACAGTGGATTAAGAATACTACCAAAGATAGAAGATATTATAACTACACGATTAAAGAGCGGGAAATAGGGGAAATTTATGGCAACAGAACGAAATCCATTTGAACAAATGCCACAGGAAGTATCGAATGTTATTCCTATGAATCCAGTACCTATGGAAGAGGAACAGGAAGCTACATTTGAACTTGAACCGGATGGTGGTGTAACAGTTGATTTTAGAAGTACTATTGAAATGGAAGCGGAAGCTCCCATTAAAGAATGGTATATTAATCTTGCAGAAGATCTGGACGATAACGTATTGAATGATATATCCAATGACGTTTATAATAATTATGATGCAGATAAAAATTCCCGACAGGAATGGGAATCAATGTTTGAGCGGGGCTTTGACCTATTAGGTTTAAAGATACAGGAATCTTCAGAACCATTTGAAGGTGCTTGTACTGCTGTACATCCCTTACTTGTAGAGTCAGCCGTTAAATTCCAGAGTAAAGCATCGCAGGAATTATTTCCATCGGCAGGTCCAATACGAACACAGATACTTGGTAAATCCAATCCTCAACGTGAGATGCAAGCTAATAGAGTCAAGAACTTTATGAACTATCAGCTTACGGAACAGATGCCGGAATACTTTGATGAATTTGAAAAGATGCTCTTTCATCTTCCACTTATAGGATCTGCATTCAAGAAAATTTATTACGATGCAAATCTTAAACGTCCAGTATCTGAATTTGTACCTATTGATCAGTTTTACGTATCTTACTATGCAAGTAATCTATCGAAGGCAGATAGATATACACATGTAATTTATCGTAGTCCAATTGATCTGGCAAAGGATGTGCGTTCTGGTATATATTCCGATACGGAATTACCGGAAGCTACAAATCCAGAACCAACTGCATTTGCCTCCAAGATGGATACCATACTTGGTTTCTCTCCAACTGGAGATGCAGATCCCCAGTATGTTTTACTTGAACAACATTGTTATCTTGAAGTAGATGAATCAAATGCAGAAGAAGGAATAGCTCTTCCCTATATTGTAACAATAGAAGAGCAATCACGAAAAGTTTTATGTATTCGTAGAAATTATAAACCTGATGATCCGAACAAGGAAAAGACAAGTCACTTTGTCCACTATAGATTCGTGCCGGGGTTTGGTTTCTACGGTTTTGGCCTGATGCATTTTCTTGGTAATCTAACCATGAGTGCAACAGCAGCAATGAGAAGCTCATTGATGCAGGTCAATTTGCGAACCTGCCGGGAGGATTCAAGGCAAAAGGCGTTAGAATGGTTGGCGACAACGATCCAATCAGCCCCGGTGAGTTTAAGGAAGTTGAATCTACAGGAATGGACTTAGCGAAGGCTATCGTTCCTCTCCCCTATAAAGAGCCTTCCCAGACCTTGTTCCAGATGTTGGGTTTTGTTACCCAAGCCGGACAGAAGTTTGCCGACAGTACAGAACAAATTGTATCGGAAGCAGCTTCCTATGGCCCTGTAGGAACAACGATGGCACTACTGGAAGCCTCCAGTAAATTCTTCTCCGCTATTCATAAGCGTCTTCACAAGGCGCAGCGAGATGAATTTAGGATCTTGGCAAGAATCGACTATGATTATCTGCCAAGTGAATATCCCTATGATGTGCCGTATGAAAGTCGGAATATTTTTAAATCCGATTTCGATGGAAGAGTGGACGTGATCCCCGTCAGCGATCCAAATATTCCATCAAATGCTCACCGCCTTATGATTGCACAAATGGCTATGCAAATGGCCCAGCAATCACCCCCCGGCATGTTCAATCTTGAAGCACTTAATAGAACAATTTTAAATGCTGCCAACATGCCCAATATGGAAGAGATACTTCCACCGAAGAAAAAGCCACAACCTCTTGATCCAATATCGGATATTATGGCTGCAACGAAGGGTGTACCTATTGCCGCCTTCCCCGGTCAGAATCATGATGCACATGTACAGGTAAAGGGAGCTTATTTACAAGATCCTCTTAATGGTAAAAATCCTGCCATGCAACGTATTAAACCAGTACTGGAAGCTAATATTCAGGAGCATATGGTTCATAAGTATCAGGAACAGGTAAATGGAGTAGCCAAGGCAACCTTGGAACAGATACCGCAACAAACTCCAGAAGTTATGGAAGCTGTAATGGCCTATGCAGCACAACAGGTATTGAATGCAAATCAGGCCACAGGACAAGTAGGATCGCCTGAACAGCACTGGTCGTACTGGAACAGAAGAAGGTTGAACTTGAACAACATAAACTACAACTGGATGCTGCCCAGAATGCTGCCGAAGCCACACTGGATGCACAGAAACTTCAACTGGAAGAAGCCAAGTTGACCAAGGAAGCAATGGAAGCAGGACAATCTGCTGCATTCAGACAGGAGAAAGCTGATCTTGATAGAGCCAGTAAAGAAACAATGAAATCTCTGGAGTTGTTAACAAAGGTTTCATTGGAAAGTAATAAACTGGAATCACATGAATCCATGAAAACAATGGAAGAAATGATTAAAGCTGCTTTGAATGAGGAGAAACTTGAACTGGAGGATAAAGCTATACGAACAAAAGCTACAGAAAAGGCCGCTGATATTGATAAAGAAAAGCAAATAAAAATGGCCGACTTAATTATGAAACAATAAATTAGAAAGGAAATTAATATGCCTAAGTATGGAGGGGTCCACTACCCAAATGATGAAAAAGGAACAACTGATGGATATCCTACTCATGTGAAAAACGATGATCGTGGAATTACAG